GGCATACGGCATGGATAATACCAAGTAACTGTAGGCCGTAGTTACGGTTACCTTCAGAGAAGGCCATTGTCATGCTGTTGGTGGCGAACGAGGACCGGAACACTCCGGCCCTGTCCAGAAGCCTCCAAACCATGCGCCGGCCACGCTTGTTGTTCATGATCCACTTGACGTCGGCGGCCTCGTTCTCGCGCTCGAGGCGTTCGCGCTGGTCGCGCTCGGCCTTGCTGCGCTCCTGACCACGGATGTCGAGGGGGTCGTAGTTGCTCACGGCGGAACTTTATGGAGTTACTGATTTCCTACGGGCACCGTCACGTGCTGGTGATCTTGAGATTCCACGCCTCGAGCGTGATGAACTCGTCGGCGGTCGCAATCTGCCCGGTGATGGCGAACGTCTGCGCGATGCCAAAGCCGCCAGTCGGGGTCATGGTGACGTTCGCGCCAGTTGACGCACCGTGTCCCGGTGCCGCGAGAGCGTTCGAGACCAGAGTCGTGGCCGTGTTCGCCCACGCCTGCTTATCAACGGACAAGCTCACGTTCGATGCGGCAACAGTCTGCGAATACCATCCGGCATCGCCGATGTTGACCTTGAAGATCTTGTTGTTGGCGCTTCCCGTCATCGCAAACAGCGCGTCAATCTCAAGTTCCATGCCTGGTTTGATCGCGTTCGCCGGAATGGTCACCGAAGCAAGAGTAATGTCGTTACCGACAACCGTCACGGTTGGAGTGCCGAGACCGGCAGCGTGCGGGTAGTTGATGGTGATCTTCGTAGTGGCCGCGCTGACATCGGTGACGGTGTACAGGCCGTTGACGCCAGTACCGCCAGCCCAAGTGACGCTTACAAGCTTGTTCTGCGCGACTGCGTTCGTGAGGCTATGGATGCCGGCGCTCACCAAACGCACGCTGCCGCTGCTGTCCTCGTAGGTCAGCGTGGTGAAAGTCGCGGCAGGAGCGACGATTGACACAGCTGTGGTTGTAGTGGCGTAAGTCGGCTCGTTCCGCATGATCGGGAAGTACTTCTCGCCGCCGTCCGCGTCCTTGATGCCGATGATGTCGTTGGTCGTATTGTCGTACAGGAAATTGTTGCCTTGCTTCAGGTATGGCATAGTGGTCCTTTCAAACTTCCAGCGCCGATGGGCTGGTGTATCCGCTGAACATGTTCATCACGTCAGTCAATGCGTTGGGCTGATCCGTCGGAGCGCCGGCCATGTTCTTGACCGTCTGCGACGATTGCTGCAACGCTGCCGCCTGCTCCTTGGCCGCCATCGCTTGGTTGCGGGCGGTGCGAATTGCTGCGACTTCCTTGTCGGCGATGATGAGCGACGGGTCCACGCCAAGCATGTCTGCGTAGATGTCGGCCCACTGGTCGCTGTCGAACTTGTCGAGGATGTCCGGCTTCATCGTGGCGATCTGGCCGAGGTTGCCGACGAAGCGGTCAACCGAGTTCGTGCCGATGGCACGCTGCGCCTGGGCGAGCATGCTGACGAACTCAACGTTCAGGTCCATGCCCTGCAACTCCTCGGGCGCCGGCGGGATGATGCCGCCCTGCAACATGCGCGTGAACGTGATGTCCACGAGCGGGTCGAGCAGTTCGTTGTGCAGGCGCTCAAGCACGGGCCCGAGCATCAGCAACTTCTCCTCGTGGCGCTCGGCGACTTCTGTGGCCGTCATGCGGGTGTTGGGCTGGCCCGCCAGCATCAGGAACATGTCGGCATAGAACGCACCACGAACACGCTCGCGGCAATCCTGAATGTCGTTGAGCAGGTACTGGAGGTTGAGGTTGACCTCGAACGCCGTCTTGATGCCGGCTGACGCGCCGTCCACGAACGAGATGCCGCCGGGCAGCGTCTCGACGTCGCGGTTCTTCATGGACACGGGCACCTGGAGCGGCGGCTTGGTCTGGTAGTCGATGGCCTGGGCCTTGCGCAACTGCTCGTGCTGGAGCTGCTTGATGTCGCCAAGCGCCTCCATGCCGGGGCTGTTGCCGTAGATGTCGCCGCCGGCGGTGGCCCAGCGCGGGACGAGCGCGGGGAACTGCTCGAACCCGCTTTCTCGCAGGAACACGCCGTCCTCGCCGCCGACCTCGAAGTACCACGAACCCCACGGCATGTTCTTGTTGTTGCGCTTCTTGTGGTCGCGGTCGGAACGCGGTTCGATGGCGTGGATGACTGGAATCCACTGATCTAGCGTGCCTCGATCCCACATGTTGCGCACGGTGACCGAGCAGTTCTTGTAGCCAAACTCCTTGACCATCGCGGCGACCGTCATCTCAAACTCGCGGTACAGCGTGTCAACGCGGCCCTGCGCGTCGGTAGCGATGCAAAACTCGCCCGTCGTGACGGGGTAGTGGTGGATGACGTTCTTGAAGTCGGGCAGCACGATGCTCGTGGCCGTGCCGAACGCGCCGAGTTCCTCGTACATCGTGTGCAGGGCGCGGTAGGTGTTGGACTTCTGAAACACCAACTGCATGCGGCGCGTCACGTCATCGAGCCACAACTTGACGGGCTGATACGAGTTCAGTTCCGGGTCGGCAGTCGCCAGCCGAAACCACTGCCGCGCTGGGCTCGTGGCGCCCGCCATCATGCCGGCTCCGAGCGTGCGCAATGCGCGGGTGCCGGTGTTGTCGTAGATGTTGTTGTGCCGGCGCCAGCCCTTGTCGCGGTCTTGGCGGAAGTATCGCCCGTTGCGCGGGAGCAGGTAGGTCGTGATCTCTTGCCAGTGCGACAGCCACGACGCTCGCTCAGACTTGAGCTGCCCCCATCGCGTGAACAACTTGTCGCGTGTCGGTGCGCTGGGGTATGACTGTGCGTCGCCGGTGTATTCGCTCACGATTACCCTCCGAGGAGTGAACTGCGACCGAGCGCCAAATCCTGCGGGTTGACGCCAGTCGGCCCGGTCAGCATGGTGCTGGTCGGCCCGCCACCTGCGCCCTCAGCTGCGCCAGCCATGATGCTGCCCATGTCAGGCTGCCGGCGGTTGGCTGCGGACATCGCCTGCGCACTGCGACGCTGCTGCGAAGCGGCCTGCGCTTGTGCCTGCTCTTGAACCTGGCGCTGTTCGCCACGAGCCTGCTCTTGTGCCTTATCGGCCCGTTCTCCGGCGTACACGGCGTATCCGGTTCCTGCGGCTGCTGCCGCTGCTGCCGCTGCTGCGATTGCAATTTCGATTCCCATATCAAAGCTCCTTCATCATCACGATATCTGCGGGAAGGTATCCATGCTTCGCCATCGACTCGTGCAACTTTGTTCCAGATCTCGTGTGCCACAACACGCGACACGCACCTCGTGACCTTGCTTCTGCTTCTGCAACGCGAATCATCCGACCACCGATAACGCCTCGGTATGCTGGATCGACAAACAAAGCATCGTTTGCGGCGATGATGATTGCTGGGTTGTGCATTGTCGGTGTGACGAGCATTGTGCAATAACCAACCATTCGACTTTCATCAAACGCCGCAAGCGCGAACATGAGTTTAGCATCGACAAGTGTTTGATATTGTTCTGCTGATGGATTGAATGGGAAATCAAATCCCGTTTCCGCCCAGTTAGCCGCCATCAGTTCGTGGATCAGGGGCATGAAATCCTTAGGCTGAATGAGGCAGATGTTGACCATGAATTTGCGGCCTTACTGGTTGTGCATGCCCTCGTACGGGTCGTAGTCGCCTGGACGAGTGTCGATTCGGTCGCGCACCTCGCGTGGGAGCTGCTTGCCGACGGGGAACGCGAACGTCAGCGCCAGCGCGTCGGCGATGTCCGGGCTCGCCCCACCCTGTAGCCGGCGCTTGATCTCGTCCTTGGACTCGAGCACCCGTCTGCCGTTGCTGTCGTACGAGTACGTTGGGGTGGCGAGTTCGGCCTTCAGGTACGGGTCGTTGGGGATAGAGCCGCCCTGCTCGAGCCATTCCCGCATCGTCCACCACATCTCGGTGCGCCTGTTGACGAACAGGCTTGAGTTGTTGGGCTTGCCGCCGAAGTTCACTTCCACGATCCCATAGCCCAACTGGCGCAGGCGGTCGATCACGCCTGCCCCGCCGCCGACGTCGATGAACACGCCGTCCGGGTCGCGCTCCTCGATGACGTTGGCGACACGGCCAGCCAGGCCCATGTTGTCGATCCCACGGTAGACCTGCGGCTCGAACACGACGAGCCCTTGGCGCAGCACGATCACGCTGCGGTCGTCACCGAACCGGGCAGGGTCAACGCCAACGACCAGCGGGGAGTCCACGATGTCGCCGTCGGGGTACTTGCGCCGTGCCGCAGACTCAGCGTCGGACAGCGTGATGAGCTGATCGTCGCCGGCTGCGCTGAAGTCGCATAGGTACTCGCGTGCGAACGCCGACTCTGGCATGTCGCGGCGCAGGCGCTTGACCTCGTCACGGTCGATGGCGTCCGTATCATCGACGGTATAGAGGGCAGACCACCAGTCCTCAAGGCCGTTGGAGCGGTAGAACAGCTCGCTGAACAGGTTGATGCCAGACGGCGTGCCAATGAACATCGCCCAGCCCCTGCGGTCGGACAGGGCAGGCTGAACGATGTCGGTCCAAACCTCGGGCTTGATCTGTGCGACCTCGTCAATCACGCAGCCGTCGAGACGGACGCCGCGCAAAGCGTCGGGGTTGTCGCCGCCGAACAGGCGGATGGTCGCGCCGTTGTGTTTGAACACGACGGCCAGATCCACCTCGTTGATGTCGATGGCCCCGGTTGTGCGCATCGGGCGCAACTTGTCCTTCAATCGAGCCCATGCGATGGCCTTGGCCTGGCGCAGGAACGGTGCGATGTACACGTAGAACCCAAGCGGCTGCTTGCATTTCAAAGCCTTGTCCAGAAGCTCCATGATGGCGAGTTCCGTCTTGCCAGCACGTCGGTGCAGGGCAAGAACGGTGAACCTCTTGCGCTTCAGGTGACATTCCCGCTGCCACTGGCGCGGTTTGTAGTCAAGACTTATCGGCACTTGGCACGCCCGTGATGACGGTCAGGTTTACGCCGCCGGCATGGTCCACCCCGACCTTGTCGCCGTACTTCTTGGGGTTCCACTTGGCGAGGAGCTTGAGCCGAGTCTCGACCTGGAGCCTGCGCCATGCGACCTCGACCTGATCGGCTGGCTTCGTGTCGGCCAGTTCCTTGCACTCGTCGGCGATCACGTCGTGCCCGTCCTCGCGTGCGCGTGCGATGCGTGCCACAAAGTCTGGATCCTTGTCCATCCAGTGGTACACGGTTCGCCATTCCGGGTTTCCGGGCTGCCTGCACCATTCCCGCAGCGGCTTGCCCAACGTGAGCCAAGCGACCAGGTCGTCGGCTAGGTCTTGCGGGACTGGCTCTGGCGGGCGGCCTATCTGGCGCGGCGCTTGGCTGACTTCGCCTTGTCCGCCCGCACGAACTTCTTTGCGACGGACATAGGGACGCCGACCTTCTTTGCAAACGACCGGGAGTGTGCTGCCGCCTGCATCAGTCCCTTCTGTGCGGGTGATTTGCTTGGCATCAGGTTTCATTCTTGTATGAAAGATGGATTTCCAGTCCAACGGATTCGGCGATGGCGATTGCGCTGGCGAGGTTGCAGCCCTTGCGCCTGATCTTTGGGGCGTCAGAAAGCAGACATCGCACGTTGTGTGCCGCCATGCGGTCCTCGGCGTCCATGCGAACAGCCAGCGCGTTGGTGATTTGTCCGGTCTGTGCCATGTGCTCGCGCACGGCGGCCTTCCAGTCATCAAAACTTCGTACGATCATGGCGTGATTATATCAGTCCTTGGTGCTGCTTATTCCGAAATCTTGGATAGTCGCAGCCCAGACCAGCCGAGGTGTGCCTGGCCCCATCCACCGTGCCTCGATCTCGTCCGTGACGAAGCACCGTGCTTCGACCTGGGTCATGCCCTGATCGTCGCGTAGGCGGGCTGCGATCATGTCCGCGCTGTAGACGACCACGGGCGGCCCTGCCTCGCCGGCGCGGGGGTAGTGCACGCCGAGGATGCAGTCATCGAGGCCCGCCAGCAGCACCTGCTTCCCCGATGACCTGCGCTTGCGTGCCATGACCGGGATTGTACGGGGCGGCTAGCCGTGCCCTCCACACGGCTGCGATGTTCCGGACGCTCTTGTCGGCGAGATCGTTGCGCATGGCCGTCAGGGGCGACGGGCCGCCCTCGAGGTGATCGGCAAACCAACGGCGGTAGAGCGCGTGCGCCTCGTCCTCGACGAGGCCCGCGTTCATGCACTTCGTGAACACCTGCAGGCGCTCGGCCTTGACCTTCGTCTGTATGACCTCGATGCCCTCGGCAATGACCTCGTCCTCGGTGACAACCCTCTGCTGTCCGTCCTCCCCCTTGACATACCAATCCCCCGCCCCCGCCCGTTCGACCCGTGTCCGCCAGGCCGGCTCGCGCATCAGCAAACGCTTCATCGCGTCACGAGCAAGGGGGGTAGGGGGGGTTTTGTTTGTAGTTGTGGTTGTGGTTGTAGTTGCTGAAGCCACCCTAGTAGGGTTGCTTGAGCCACCCTGCGTTTCTGCTGGTAGGGTTGCTTGAGCCACCCTAGTAGGGTTGCTTGAGCCACCCTTGTTTTTGGCCCCAGAACGGGCTTCTGCACCCCTTCGGCCTGCCTCGACCGCTGCGGTGTGCCGGCTGCGAGCCTTCTCGCGCTCGACCTCCATGCGAGGGTGGACGAGGGTGGCTGGCAGGGTGGCTTGAGCCACCCTAACCTCGAACCTAGCCCTCAGAACCGACCAGTCTGCATCGGTCAACTGGCATCGAGTCATCGCCTGACAGGCTTCACGGTCGTCCGGGATGCCTCCGTTCGTCCAGGCGTACATGAGCATCTGAGTGTACGCCCAGCCCTGCACCGGGGTCAGCATCGCCGTACTCACGAGGAAGTCGGTCGGGTACATCGAGAACCAAGGCAGATCCGTCGCCATGCCGCAATCCTGTCTGTCCGCCATGTAGCGGACGAATGGGAAAATCCGGGGCGAAGCGCGGGAGCGGCTGGAAGCACCGCGCCCCGCCACCGGAGTCCGAAATGTTGAGCGATTCCAGCCGCTCGTCA